AAAAAATTTAGCAGGAACAATCTTGCCTCCCGTGCCTTCTTCTCTTATAGATTTCAGGAGAGCATCAAGATCCATTTGCTTGCTGTTGTTTTAACTTTTCTTCTTCCAAATGATTTTGGAGTAGAGCAACATAAATGTCTCTCTCCCACGGTATTAAATTTTCAATCTCTGTTAGTGAATATTTATGATACTGCATCAGGGCAAAATTAAGTTTGTAGTAGCTCTCTAGGTTCATGTGAACCAGAGCTATGCGAAAAAACTTGCAAGACCCTCAAGCACAACTTCATTTTCAACCTTTGTCTTTGGATTTGTAACCGTCAAAGTGTGCTTAAGTTTAGGCATTGTTTCAAAGAAACTTTCAATCTCTTTAAACTGAGACGAATTCATTTGTTCCAAAAATTCAGTCAAATCTTTTTTGGTATAATCAGCAGCAGCCCAGACTTCATCCTCAGAGTAAATTTTATCAACACAAGTTGCAATCAATTCAAACGATTGCTCCATTGCATTTTTTTCATCAAAGTCAAAATTGTTTTTGATAAATTGTTCAAGTGATGGATACTTCATCTCCATTAAAATATTTTCATCAAGTTTGATTTGCTTACTGTGCTTATCATCTTTGATGACGTTGATAGATTCAAGATCAATCTCTACTTCAACAGATGTCTCACCATCATCAGGGCAAATAATATTTACTTCTACAGATTCTCCCACAGATTTACCACGAATATTCAAGAACAAATATTCAATATCAAAAGTAGGAAGAGTTTCAACTTTTATCCCTCTAGTCAGGATACAGTTTTTAATTACTGATTTGATTGCATTAGTAATCTGTTTTGTATCCTCACTCTCAAGAGCAAGGACAAGAAGTTTTTCTTCTTTTACAAGAAAAGGTCTGAACTTAATTTGTTTTCCTGTTGATGGCAACTCAAGTTCATAAGTTGGTGTAGCAATCTTTGGTAAAGGCATAATGTCCTATAGAAGTTCAGTGATTGTATTTATTACACTCTACCAAGAGGTAAAATTGAGTCTGTCCCAGTATTGGTAAATCTACCGGCTCCAGGTCTTAAATCTGAACCAGCTCCAAGATCTCTTAGACCAAATACAGCAGTGTTTGGAGTAGGTGCAGGTTTCTGAACTGGTGATTCTCTTGGAGGACTAGTATTTGGTTTAGCTAATGGTGGTTCATCAGTGGATATTGAAAATGGTCTTTCAGCTAAATTAGGTTTTAAACCTGTCATAATGTATCTCACATATGACATTGTTACATTACATCTTAGCACATCATTTCCATCATATGTTACTGGCATAGAACTGATTGCCTTTGGAAAAAAGTAAAAGAATTTATATTCTAAAACTCGATCATAATCTTTTTCAAATTTGTAAATATTTAAACCCTGATCACAAATATATTCATTAGGATATTTTGCCCGATAGCTATAGTTTGACGCACTTGCTCTATTATTATCTTGATTCATAATATACTCCATCCACTTTTCAAAATATCTTATGGCGATATAATCACTTGCATCAACATAGAATTCAAAATCTATTTCTTGATCAAATTGTCTCCGATATGCATGAGTTTCAGTGACACCAGTTCTATCATTATCAATTTGATAAGTTGTTAATCTTGAACCTGGTAATACAGCAGATGAACAATTAAGTCCCAATCTTTCAATTTTTGTAAAACTTTTGTTTATAGTGTCATCAACATCATCAAACTGTGTGAGAGGTAATTCAACATAAAAGTAAGCGGATTGAGACGGTCTAAGGAGATTAACCTTAATTTGATCTACGTTTTTTATTCTAACCTTTTTTTCTTCGGCCATCTATAAATAGTTTTTACCGTATATATTATGTATGGCAGAAAGTAATAAGAGTAAATATAAACCTTCTTTTCCTAAAAAATATAAAGGTAATCCAAACAATATTATTTGCAGAAGCACATGGGAGAGAAGATTTTGTAGATGGTGTGACTTAAATGAAAACATTCTTGAGTGGGGAAGTGAAGAATTCTTTATTCCATACATCTCACCAGTTGATCACAGAGTCCATAGATATTTTCCTGACTTTATTATAAAGGTAAAGGAAAGCACAGGTCAACTAAAGACCTATGTGATAGAAGTCAAACCAAAAAAGCAAACACAACCACCAAAGAAGAGATCAAGAGTAACAAAATCATATCTATATGAATGCAAAACCTATGCTGTAAACCAAGCAAAATGGAAAGCAGCAAATGAATTCTGTGAAGATAGACGTATTGAATTTAAGATTATCACAGAAGACGAATTAGGTATCAAATGAACCGTATCGAACCTGTAAGACAAGAAATTCAATCTGAAAAAAATCTTGATGATAGGATGGAATTGATAATATACGCATTGAATGATACGGTTGCACCTATTCCAGAAGAAGGAAACATTTGCACGTTTAGATATTTTGCAAAAACTCCTAACATTAAATATGATCAACATCCACTGGTTGCGGTGACAGAGATATTTCCTTGGGGATTTCGTGGTTTAAATTTTCATCTTAGAAAGTACAGACAGTATACTTGGGAAGAGTTAGGTACTCAAGTATATATTTTAAATAGAACTGAACTTGATGACTTACTTTCATTAGATTATGAAAAGATAGTGATAAATAGATAAAAATCCCCTGTGTGATGGCAGTAGTATCACAAAGTAAAGAGAGTAATGTAATTGTTCCAGGAATAGCTGGAAGAACTCCTGACGGATCTCGAACATCGTTCGCGATGTCAACCATCGTCACAAAAACCGGTGGTGTGAATGATGATGGTTCGTCTGCATTTACTAGGCAGATAGTCAGATATGATGATAGAAATGAAGTGCCATCAAATCCTAATGAAACTTATGTAGATAGTAATACTGGTCTGACAAAGAGAAGATATCGTATAGGTGACATAGGGGCAGGACAAGATTCATTAGGATTGTATGACTACGGAGATGGAACTGGAACTCCGTCAAAAATTGGTGATGTTATTGCTGTAGGTAATAATTTAAATGGTGGAACATCATTAGAATTCACTGCTAGATCAACAGAGGCAGAAAGAAAAAATGCATCTGGGAATATTAATAATGCTAGTAAGGGTGCAATCAATTCTGTCAAAAAAGATTTTAAACAAGATGGACAATTATCAGCAGCCGATCAAAAAGGATTGCAAAGTTTAAAAAAGAAAAATGGATTTGATAAAGATCCAACCATTATCGGAACACCTGAAGTTAATTCAAGAGCAGCACCTGGTCAAGAAAATCAACTCATAAAAAATGTCAGAGGGACAAGATCAAATTTTAAATCAGAGACTGGTGCTTTTCAATATCCTAAGAACATCGCTAATGATCAGGATATTATAAAATTTAATATGCTTGAATATAGTCCAAGGAAACTTGATGGTATTGGTTTCGGTAATAGAAGAGATATTAAAGAAGAAACAATACTTGGCAGTGTTATATTACCAGTATCAAGCAGAATTAATGACACTAACTCCTGTGATTGGGGTCAGAAAAGTTTGAATGCCGCACAAATTGCTTTGGGTGGTGCTGCTTTAGGTTTTATTAATGAAGGTGATGAAGGATTTGGAGGAGCACTTACTAAAATTTCAAAGGATATACAAAATGATGTAAAAGCCGTAAAAGGAGCAGTTGGATTCTCATTTGCTGAGGCAGCAGTTGGAACTGGTGGTCAACTATTAACCCGACAAACAGGTGCTATCATTAACCCAAACATTGAACTCCTCTTTAATTCACCACAACTAAGAGAGTTTAGTTTTGATTTTACTCTTGCTCCAAGAGATAAAGATGAAGCAAAAGAAGTAATTAAAATTATTAGATTCTTCAAACAAGGCATGGCACCCATTAGAGATACTTCTAGACTATTTCTTAAATCACCACACACATTCCAAGTTGAATTTTTGAAAAGAGTACGTGGTAGTACTCAATCAAATCCATTTATTGGAAAGAAAAAAGAGTGCGCTTTAACAAACGTAAGTGTTGACTATACACCTAATGGAACATACTCAACTTATGATGATGGTGTGATGACTGCTTATAAAATGTCTCTTACATTTAAAGAACTGGAAGCAGTTTACAATGATGATTATGATAAAGGATCAAATGCAACAGTTTCCTTACCAGCAGAGATAGGTTTCTAAAATGTCAAATTACTTCAGCAAAGTTCCAGATTTTGAATACGTTAGCAGACTTCCTGATGCTAGCATTTCTGATTATATTACTGTAAAGAATTTCTTTAAGAGAGCATTTCTTAGGGAGGACATCTTTGAAGACCTCACATTTTTTACAAAATATCAAATAGAAGGAGATGATAGACCAGACAATGTTGCATTTAAAGTTTATGATGATTCAAATTTAGATTGGGTGATACTAACTTGCAATAACATCATGAATGTTCAAAGTGAATGGCCACTAAGACAATATGATTTTGACAATTATCTTTTAGATAAGTATGGCACTTATGAAAAAATGAATGAAGTGCATCATTATGAAACAACTGAATTTAAAAATGCTGAT